AAGGAGTGTCTTCAACATCAGGGCGATATTCAAAGCTAGAGGTTAGGTCCATCTCCGTATAGAGTACTTCTCCCTTATACCTAATCTCTATGCAATACTTGGTAATAGGATCACTTTTCCAATAGTTATACGTTTTAGGTAATCTAACATATATCTTAGGATTAGTCTTAATAAGGTCTATATTGATAGTACTGGTAATCTTATTAGAAGTTACCCCTGCAGGAGTTTCTACCCAAGTATCTATGTAGTTTCTATAGCCTCTAGCGGCTAATATATCTGTTAGCTGTATCTTTTTAGCTGTTATCTGCTCTTGAGTGATTGTATAGCTCTTCTTCCAGCCTAAGGTAGTATTGTTTACCCATAGGGTATCTCCTGCCTTCCAGTTAGCTGTAGGAGTAATATCCATAGCTGTAGTCCTAGTAGGAGACTTATTATATGTCTTCTTACCTAATATACTCTCAGTTCTACTCTCATTATGAGCAAGATTCCTAACTATAATATAGATTGGAGTATTGTAAGGCAATAGTTTTGTAGTACGTATAGTTACCTTCTTATCAGAACCAGTTACACCTGTTCCTATAAGCTCATTAGTAGCTGTCTCATATATAGAAACAGTATCTCCTACACCGTCTGTTGTTAAAGATAGGTCAAAGTATCTAGGGTTCATCTTATCAGAAGCTTCCTCATCAAAGACAGCAAAGATATGCTTCTCTTTAACTTCTCCCTTAGCAAATACCTTACCTTTAAGGTCTTCTACATTTAGGACTGGGAGATCACTCTCCCATTCTCCACAACCTAGTAGCATAGCCATATTAGACCCTTCCTATATGTATTGTATTCTCATCTTCTATTGTGTAAGCAAACACCTCTACATCTCTTAGATCGTAAGGTACTTCTCTCCATTTAAACCTACTTTCCCAACCCTTGATAAATGCTGCACCGTGTACAATGATGATACCCTCTAATACCTCATTAGGTCTGCTATTAACAGCATTTCTAACACCAAAGGTAATCATCGAAACAGGTTTAGTTAAAGTAGTGATAATATCTAAGTGAACTTCATTACCAGTAACAAATGATAGTACACCTTCAATAGCATCCCTGTTAGCCATTGTATGCCATTTTCTCTTAGGCAATTCAACATCTTTAGGCTTAGGTAACTCAGACTTATCTAATACCTCTTTCTTAATAATTACATCGCCATTAGGCTTAACAGTAATTACTTTCTCAGTAATGGTATTAATAGTATTAGTAACCTTCTCAGGAAGCTTATCGTATGGTATAAATCCTTCACTATTGTAGAATACTAGATACTTCTTAAACAGATTAGCTGTAGTCTGATTACCTATTACATACTCTCCATTAGCTTGCTTCTCTAAATAGAGTGAAGGGCATACATTATTAGCAAAGTGTTTAAGGACATTCTCTACACCTATAGTTCTAACTTTGCTAGGCACATAAGTATCTTCAGGTTGACCTTTACCATTTATATAATGTTCTTCAGTCTCGATGTCATTTGATCTAACTCCTTTAGCATACTTTACACTTCTATAAACCATTAGAGAGTATTCTGGGGGTAAGTTCTTAGTAACTGTATTTTCTTTATCTATAAATATCTCTGTAGGTGTCAATGGAGTATCAGAGTCTTTACCCTCAGCATTTAAATCTAGAATATCAAGGTTCTGAATTAATGCTTCTCCGTGTCTATTAACACCACATACTATATTAGGAGAAGTAGTATCATACATCTCTTTAAACATATCTATATCAGCAGCAGCTCCATACAGATTGTTAAGTTTTAAGAAGTACTTAAATGGCTTAGAACCATTCTCGTCTGCTAGAAGAGCAGTCATACCAGCAGAAGAGCCTGCTAGATGCTCTGTAAGTAAAGCTATAAGAACGCTACCAGCATCTGGATGATCTGGATCAGCTACGTCTTTCAGAATATTAATAATAGTCTCTTTACTTACAGGGGTTGGTGTTCCACCTGTAGTAGGTATCTCAGCTATCTTAGCATCCACATACTTCTTAATAAGCTTTACAAGCTCATCTTTGAGTGCTACTTGATCTATGGTCTTACCAGCTAATTCAGCCTTCTGTAGCTCTTTATACTTCTCAAATAAGGCTTTAATGACCTTATCTACTTCTGTATTACCATCAGGTATCTCCCACTTAGAGAATAGCTCTGTGAAATTAATCTCTGTATTACCTTTAGGAGTTCTAAGGTAGAAATACTCTGTAGCTACTTTAGGATTAGTTAGAGTATCTCCTGCTAATAATCTAGCCCAGATGATCACACCATTAGCTAAATCCATAAAGATAGCTCTATGGTCGTTCTTGCTATCCTTCTTAGTCCTAGCTCTTAAATCAGTTAGTATCTTATTAGTCTGTGTAGTCCTATAAGTATCTAACTCACTCTTCTTACTATCCCAGATAGCTTTAGTAATCTCCCCTTCAGGGAGAATTACTTGCTTATCTTTAGCTGTATATACTTGATATTTGATCATATCTCTGCTCCATTACCTTCATCTTCTCCTGGTGTAGGAGTTGGTGTAGTACCACCTTTACCAGTTACATTGGCTACTATATCAGCTTTGATATCTCCATTAATCGTAGCTGTAGTGTTCTTAGTTTCAGTGATAGTATTAGTTGCTGTAGCTTTCACATCCTTAGTAACGTTTGTAGTCTCAGTATTAGTTGTAGTTATAGTATTAACTATCTGATGACCTATGTAAGTCTCTTTGATATGAAGCATCTCAGCTTTGATAGCTTCTAGCTCTTTATCTTTCTCTGTCTTAAGAGCCAATAACTTCTCACTAAAGCTATTTGCCATTTCAGTAAGCTTAGTATTCACATCTAGCTTAAAGTTAGACATATCCACCTGCATCTTCATTAGAGCATTCTCTAATGGCAATAGAGCGTGAGCTATCTGTCCTAGCATATCATTAGCTTTGTCTTCAATAGCTTTATTAGCTTGAGCTATGGTATTCTCTAAATCACTCTTGAACTCAGCTATCTTATTAGGTAGGTCTTTATAAACCTCAATAGCTTTAGTAACATCTGCCATATTGGCTACGATAACCTTTAGGTCATCTTTCATCTCTAGTAATGACTTATAAGTCTCTAGGTTAGCTGTAAAGACTTCTAGTATCTTGATACCTCTAGCAACTATCTCAATAGCTAATAGATGCTTATACACAATATCTATGTTAGATATGTCTGCATATACGCCTTTAATCTGATCTAGGTTGTTATACAACGTCCTAAATATCTCTTCATCTTCACTACAATTTACAAACGACTCTCTAAAGGCATAGATAACATCTAATACCTCTTTCTTGTTCTTGATCTCTGTAAGTAGGGGTATTTGATCTAGGGTATCTTTTAGTACCTGTAGATTATCCTTAAGAGTTACCATAGTATCTTTCATAGTAGCTAAGGTATCTATATTATCAACTGAGTTAGATACTTTCTCAATAACATTTACTTTAGCTAAGACATTATCTATACTTGTCATAGCTCCTGCTACTGTATCTATACTATTGATACTATTATTAACTCTTAGTATCTCAGTTAAGTGATTAGTGAAATTAGTAAGTTCTGTAGGTATCTCATATTTCACAACTTTGATCTCAGGTGTAGAAGAACCTGATCCTGTCCCAATAGGGGCTAATACTGAACCACCAGGAGTACCTGGTAAACCTATAGCTGGCATTATTAGTAAAATCCTTTCTTAGTTTCTAGTGTAGATAGCATATCTTGATCTAATGCCCAAGAATGCTGTTTGGCTTCTTCTAGTTCTCTGACATAGTTATTAACTATAGGTCCTTCTAGTTGCTTGAACCCATCTATGCTTCTGACAACCTTTAAAGCAACTAAAGCATATAGTAATCTAAGCAGTTGGTTTGGTAAAGGAAACTCTGTAGATCCTACATTATCTGTTGTGGAGACTAATTCAGGAGCTATTTTCCTATACTTAACATATAGAATATCTCCCTCTTTATTGTTTGGTAAGTATATGGTCTTAGGATCGATTAGAAAGGCATTCTTAGCATTTAAGACATACTCTCTCTGCTTACTATCAGTAACATCTAGTATCTCTAAGACTTCTTCACTTTGAACTGATCTTATCATACTATCTCCTTAAACCATAATCAGCAACTATTGTATCTAAAACTTCGTTAGGCTTATCCTTAGCCTTCTCAGCTTCTCTGATACTCTTTGTAGTAGCTAGTATTACATTGCTATCCTTAGCTAATCTCTTAGTAGCTACACCACCTACATCATACGTAAAGTTATCATCCATATTCAGCTCTAAGCTAAATACTCTGCTATCACTAGGTACAGCTATGATAGCTTGATCTGTACCTAAGTTAAACTCTGCATATATCTCATTTAATGCCTGATTAACTACAGGTATAAGTCCTTCACTACTCATAGGCTTACCAGCATAAGCTGATATATTAACCATTAGATGATCTTGTATATTACTCAACACTTTGTCTATCTGCATTCATATCCTTTCAAAAGATTGTATTTGATCCATATTTGCTAAGAGTATCATAATCCTCGTAGAAAAGCTGTTCATCAGCATCTAATGATCTAGCTGCTTCACTAGGAGCATATATGTCCATCATCTGTAGCATAGAGATAGTATCTAACACATCATCGTGTCTGCTTTTAAAACCCATTTTAGAAGCCTTAGAAGCCTCGTCAATGAACTCTTTACCCCAAGCCATATCCTTCATCCTATTAGCTACCCAAACGTTCCCTTGCTTGAAATTAGGTACAAATAACAAGAACCTAGAGAACTTATCTCCTACAGGTCTGATACCTTCTCTACCACCATTGTTTGAGCTAGCTAGGTTAAAGTAGATATTCTTCTTAACCATCTCGTCTCTGATCCAGCTAATGAACCCTGCTTGCTGTCCTGTAGCTTCTATACCTACACTCAGAGGACTATACTTCTGACATAGCCTAAATAGCTCCTTAATAAACTTACTAACCTCTACCTTATCACAGAAGCCATCTACTGCCATATACTGCTTCTGGCTATTAACAGCCCATACTGTGATCACACTGTAATCGCTACTATCCTTTACAGTAGTAGCTAAGTCAGTAGTTATGTAGAAGTTGTAGCTAAACTTATTCTTAAATACTTCTTTCTCGTCAAACCACTTAGTATCATCATCATTGAGTAGCTTATCCTCGTCAGATGTTACTCTTAGCATAAGCTCTTGATTAAAGTTCTCTGGTCTCTTCATAGCTTCAGCTTCTTGATACTCTCTCAATACATACTCGTAAGGAAATCTATCTTCCCAGCTACCTTTGAACTCTTCTTTAGTGCAAGGGAACTTCTCACATACAGGTATAGCTGTAACCTTCCAACTACCACTCTCAATAGCTTTATACAATGGATCTTTAGCATTAAATGGAGTTCCTACCCATACGATCTTCTGATTGGTAGGATGTAGAGCTTTAGATACAGCCTTATAAACTATATCCTCTATGTTCTTGATAGTTGTCTCACTCCTAGCATCCTCATCGCTCATAATGTCATCTAAGAAGGCTACATTAGGTCTCTGACCTAGTTCCCTAGTACCCCTCACTCCAGTACCTACACCATATCCTCTAACTACTAACCTATCTCCAGCTACATTCTGAAACTCTAGCCTTATATCAGTGAACTTCCTACCACCAGCATTATCATCCCAGTTCTCCTCTCCTACACTTCCACCATTCTCTACACCTAATCTAAGGCTCTTATTTGGTATCAACTTCTGTAAGAAAGGGCTATTGTCATACTTGAATTGGATATTCTTTCTAAGGGTCTTTACACCATTAACTATGCTATCAGATACATACATAATAAACGATACTTTACCAAACCCTGGTATCTTACCAAATGCAGCTGCATACAGAATTATGTACTCAATAAGGCTACTCTTAGCAGCACCACGATGACATACAAGTATATCTCTAGGTGTCTTATTCAGAATGGTATCTAGCATCCTAAGATGAACTAGAGGAGTAGTATTCTCCTCCATACCATTATTAACCTCTTTAATAAAGTTTACGATAGTTAAAGCTTCTTTACTAGGTACATAGTCCTTGAAGCTATAATCTATCTCATTCAGATACTGATCCATAGACTTTGCCATCTTTAGCTCCCCATCTAGCTTGTTTTAAGGCTACTACGTCGTCTTTAGTTCCCTTTGGTATTACCAAGAAAGGATTAACGTCATAGCTTCCTCTATTACCTTTGATTATACAGTTTTTCTTCATAATTGCTATTGTCCTACTAGCTGATGTCTCTGATATGTTATACATCTTAGCTAGTTCTTTATAGTCAATATTCAGCTTGAAATCTAGCTTAACTACATTAGTAAGCAGATCCATAATAATATACCATTGCTCTACACTCTTACACAATAGTGCAGTCTCCATCAGCTCCTGCATATATACTAACTGGTAGCCTTTAGCCTTCATATTCTTCTTACGAAGTATAAACTCATCTTGAGCAATCATCTCATTAGTTTCAGCATCAAACCTCGATACTAACGTATGTTTCTCTACTTGTACTGACATTTGTTTCTCCTTTAAATATAGTTTGTATTTGTCATATTTTGCAATTATACCATATTTGTCTCAGTAAGGCAAATATCTCTCTTCTTATTTGTCTTAGTGAGACAAATAGCAAACTACCTCTAACTTAGCTATCTCTACGCATTTAGAGCATATTTTGCAGTTCTTGTTCTATATATAGTAATAAGAGAAGTAACAGATTTCAAATTAGAAGCTAATGGGAGATATGATTCGATGCTTCGCATCGAAGCAGGAAAGTATCAGATAGCTTCATAGAAGCTAATAGAAGCTCATAGAGTAACGATCTCATTCTCAGAAGCTAATTATACCTTTTCTCCCTAACTGCTCTCAGAGAGGCTCTAAACGATTCTTACAGTCATTGTTTGTCTGACACTTGAACTAGGGAGATACGTTTGCAGACACTGATGAACCTCACTGAAACTAAGGGAAACTAATGGAAGCTATGGGGAACTATGTCTCCTAACGTTACTCCCTAGTTTCAGTATCTGGTACTAAGTCTTCCCCAATGTCAGATAAACTATCAGCCGAATGTTCTTCGACTATGTCAGCATCTACGATCTTAGCATTTGCTATCTGCTTAATATCTCCACCATTCATAATCAAAGCTCTCTGTTGCTCAACTAATTGTGCCATAGCTCTCTCATAGGTGCTAACGATACTATCCCTAGTATCAGTCCCATTACCAACCTTAACGTTAATATCTATCCCTTCAGGTGGCTTAAGATGTACTAACAACCTATCAGCAGCACTGATCCTATCCTTGCTCAGCTTAGCTGTTCTCATTTCTTCAGCTAATGTCTCAACAGCAGCATACCTATACCCCTGATACATCAGATACAGAGGTATCTCACTCTGTGCCAATATCTTAGAAACTAAAGGTGTCTTTCTATACCTCTGAGCAGCATAATCAATATTCTTATACTCTTTACTACCTACAGGACAATCCCTATTATTCTTAACGAAATCCCTATGAGCAAATGCTGCCTGATAAGCATCCTTAATCCTACCCCTATAAGCTTCTAGATAGCTACAGAACCTAATAGCATTAATATAGTCCTCTAGGGTAACCTTATAGCTACTATCCAGATCATCTAAGACATTCTTGTAAGTGATAACAGTATCTACAAACTTAGCACCATCATAGATAGGATCATCTATACTCTCATTAACTAGCTTAACAACTTCATCAGTAACAGTAAGCTTCCTCTTCTGTCTTTTACCCTTGCTGTTAGTCCTAAACCACTCAGCAACAGTATCAGCATCTACGTGTGCTATATTGCCAACCTTATTCAGACAATCTCCTAATCTAGGTTTTACCTTATCTTCCATAGTTTCTCCTTAAGATATCAAATTACCTTACATTATACACAAATCCTAAACCTTACTCTAAACCTCTCTTCTATCTGTTACTGAGGGCAGACACTTCATCAGAAACAGAGGCAGAAACAGAGTGGGCATCAGAGGGGAAGCTATAGGGAGCAGAAACATTAGGGGATTTTTCTAAAATTAATTCGATGGCAGTA